ACCTCCCTCAAGCTGCAGTGCAAAAGTGGCTCAATGTCATTAGCACCTATGACAATGAGTTTAAAAAGTGGGATGCGCGGGTAACTAAAATTGTCCGCCGCTACCGCGATGACACACGCACGGCGTCAGGCGGGGAAACCGCTAAGTTCAACGTGCTTTGGTCTAACGTCCAGACCCTAGTCCCAGCCGTTTATGCCCGTATGCCCAAGGCCGACGTGGCACGGCGCTTTGGCGACAATGATCAGGTTGGGCGCGTTGCGTCCCTTTTGATTGAACGGGCGCTGGACTACGAAATTGAGCACTATCCCGACTTCCGGTCGGCCATGAAGAATTCTGTTGAGGATCGTTTCCTTGGTGGACGTGGTATCGCATGGGTTCGCTACGACCCGCATATCAAAACCGTTGACGTGCCGGAAGACGGCTATCAGATCACCGAGGACGTCGAATCCGAGGGCGCAGAATACGCCTCCGAATCAAACCCAATGGACGGTATGGGATCAGATCCCGGCGACTTCACAGCCGCGCCCGAACCCGTTGAAGAAATTGAATACGAATGCTCCCCGACCGACTATGTGCATTGGAAAGACTTTGGTCATTCCTCTGCGCGGACGTGGGAAGAGGTCACTTGCGTTTGGCGCTGGGTCTATATGTCCAAGGAATCGCTAACTGAGCGGTTCGGACCCGAAGTGGCCAGCAAAATCTCCTTTGACACGTCACCCGACCAATGGGGCGGCAACAAGAACAGCCAGAACAACGACAAGGCCAAGGTTTGCGAGCTTTGGGACAAGGAATCCGGCAAGGTCTACTGGATCTGCAAGGATTACCAAAACTTCCTAGACGAACGCGACGATCCCTTGGAGCTTGAGGGCTTTTTCCCATGCCCTAAGCCCCTGTACGCCACGACCACCAGCGATACGCTTGTCCCCGTGCCTGATTTCGTCCTCTATCAGGACCAGGCTAACGAAATGGACATTCTGACCGACCGTATTGACGGTCTGGTTAAGGCCCTGCGCGTCCGAGGCGTGTATGACCAGTCTCAGCCCGCTTTGCAGCGTCTGTTGACAGAAGGTGACAACAACACCCTTATTCCCGTCGATAAATGGATGGCATTTAGCGAAAAAGGTGGCCTCAAGGGGTCCATCGACATTCTGCCCATCAACGATATCGCCGCGACCCTGCTTCAGTGCTATCAGGCCCAGCAGCAGATCAAAGGCCAAATCTACGACATCACCGGCATCTCTGACATTATCCGTGGCCAGTCCGTGGCGTCAGAGACCGCAACCGCCCAGCAGATCAAAGGCCAGTATGCCGGCCTGCGCCTACGCGCCATGCAAGACGGCGTGGCCATGTTTGCCAGCGAATTGCTACGCCTCAAGGCGCAGATCATTTGTTCCAAGTTCCAGCCTGAGTAACAGGGTCTGCAAACCGTCCAGCAATTCGGCTGCGGTTGCGTCGGTGACGACTAGCGGTGATGCCCTTAGTTCCGTATCTGTCAGAGGTCCATTAACTGCTAAAGTACCGGACACAGGAACAGGCGTCGCCCTTAGCTCTGCATCCGTAAGCGGACCCAGTACCGGAAGCGGGTCTGTGTCGCTGACGTCGAGATAAGTTCCCTCTTCGCCAAACCCGATCTTGATGCGCTGATACTTGACGCCCGCAATATCGTCGGTCGCGATTACGTCGCCGCCAACGCCGGGGTTAAGGGTTGTGTTGTCAGCCATTTATTCGATCCCCACGATGCGGCCCTTATCTCTAATAACACGCTTTGGACGTTTAATCGCCTCAATTGCTTTATCAGAGGTTTCGCTATTTGCCGCCGTCATCATTTCAACCGCTGACTGGAAGCCCTTGACGCCATCCGCCAGGCCAACCACCGCGTCACGGATAACTGATCCGGCTTCGGCCAGTGATGCGACCGCTTGCGATTCGGCTTCGATGGCGTCGCTCTGCGCGGTTTCCTTCATGAGTTGGCGGATCTTGATTTCTTGCTCAATTTCAGCGTTTCTGATTTCCAGTTCTTGTCGGCGCTGCGCCAGATCATCCGCTACAGGCGCTACGGGGGCCGCTGACGGCTGCGACGGTGCGCCCTGCTCCATCGGCTCACCCATACCAGAAACGCCGCCCTCGACGTTCGAGAGCGTCTCAATCGTCTTAGCCTTGGTCTCTGCCGTCTTGGCCTCAGTCCAGGTCGTTTCAGCCATCGTCTTCAGCGCCTTAGCCTCGGCTTCCTTAGCCGCGCTCAATAGGTACTGCTGCTGCGGATCAGGCTCTTGGTTCTGAGCCGCTTCAGCCATCGCCGCCGCCTCTTCCTCGTTCGGCTTAATGACGCCCATCTTAACCATCTTGGCGCGGAAATAATCGCGCACGTCGCTGATCCCCTCGCCTTCCATGTTAAGCATCGTCATCGCTTGCAGAACCTGCGCCGTTTCCGGATCGGTAGTGATCGCTAGCATATTCGTCAGGCTGCGAACCGTGGCGTTCCGCTTGCTGGACGATGATGGCCCAACGTCAACGGCGATATCAAAATCAGCGTCGGACAGATCGTTCTCGGTCTCGGTCTCGCCGGTCTTCTCGTTGATGATAGGCCGCATGAGTTCAACAGACTTCAGGGTGCCATCACTGGCGATGCCCTTCATCTTACGGCCCTCTTCGACGAAGATATCCTTTGCCATCGACAGCCAAATCTCGCCGGAACGCTTGATCGCCTTCGCCATGTTCGTCACATAGATTTGCGTCTGCATATCCAGTTTCGTCTGGATTAGCTCAATCGCCTTGGCGCTGATGTTCGAAACGGTCTGCTCGCCCTGCTCCTGATTGCCCAGAACGTCGCGCATATCCTGCTCGGTGATCTGTAGCAGAGCCGCAAGCGATGGCGGGATATCAGGCGCTTTGGTGTAAGCCGTTGGCCCAGTCAGCGCCTGTTGGCCGTCTTGGCCGGTGACAGGGTTGATCAGCAGATATGGGTAATTCTTGACGTTATCCTCGGCCCACATCACCTGATGGCCTGCGATCTGCTCCGGGAACAAGATCGGCTTTGAGACAGACGACAGCGCCGAGATTTCGGCCAGCTTACTAAGCTGCATGTTCTTGAGCCGTTGCGCGTCCTTCGCAAGGCGGACGTGGCCCATGTAGCGTTCAACGTTGTCAATGAACCACCGCTTGCCGTAGACAGGCACGATCGGGATATGTTTGCCCGCGATATAGCCGCAATCCTCTAGGACGCCGCCGCCGGACAGAATGTACTTATGGACCCGCTTGCGCTTGATCCGCTTCTGGCGAACCTTGACCGAGCCGATGGCGTCCAGTTCGGCCAGCTTCTCTTCGGTCAGTTCAGCGTCTGCGTAACGCTCCTCTTCGCCGCCCAGATCGCGGTAAACGTGGATCAGTTCCGAACGCTCTTCAACGCGGTAATATTCCGCGACGTAAACCACATCAGGGGTCAGCCAATCGAATTCGGTGCGGGAGATTGTTTTCTCCCACGATGCCGGTGATTCCTTGTATTCAGCCTCATAGGCTGCTGGCGTCATCGCAGTGAGCACAAACGCCCGCTTGGCGTCAGCCTTGTCTTGACGCTTGGCGTTTAGGTCAAAGAACACGCTCGAATCAGCATCGAAGATCGGCTCAATCCGAATCCGCTGCTTATCGTCTTCCTCGTCTTCATCGTCTTCGTATGCAGTCCTGAGACGCCAAGCACCGAACCCGCCGCCGACAGCCTCTTCGAACGCGTTGTCGTAAGCCTCTTCAGCGCCGCTATCCTGTTCGTCAGCGCGGTACAGGTCGTCACACGTTTCGGCTAGCTTGTCGTATTCGTCGCCCTCTTTGGAGATAAAATCGACCGTGATCCGGTTCGCCCGATACTCGTTGATGATCCGGATAACCGATAGGTGGATCTTGTTCACCTCCATCTTCGGGCGGTTTTCAAACTGCTCCGTTAATGGGCCTTCCCATTGCGCCCCGGCGATGGAGTAGAACCGCCGGTCGTCCAGAGCCTGCATCCGCTCATCGCGTACCGCTGAGTTAATGGCGTCGAATTCCATAAGGGCTTCAGCGTGAATCCCGCTCCACCGCTCTGATTTCGTCATGGCCATTTGTTAGCGTCTCGCGTAAGGACTATTGACAGCGATAGGAGCGACAAACGTAGGCCGGACGATGTTTGCCCGCCTAGCGCCCTCGCAGGCGTATCTTAGCGCGTCTATGATATGATTATTCTTGTCTTCAAGCAAGGGCAGCACCAATTGCGTTAGCGGATCGGTTTTGTAGCTGTACATCGTGAGTTCGTCGATGGTGTGACGACAGCGCGGATGCACCACGATATCAAACGATTTTAGCCATTCGATTCCGTCCTCGATCGACTTCGGCCCCTTGACCGCAGCCTGAATCTTCGGGAACCCGTTGTTCCGCATATGGCTGATGGTCTCAGGTCTGGCGCTGTCTGCCGTGATCGGCCATTTCTCAGCGCCGGGGACTGACATAAACAGGCTTGGAAGGTCCATGATCTCGCAGCCGACCATGTGGGCTTCGTAGTCGATATATAATTTCCTGCCCACGATGTGGCAGCGCACCAGAACGGACGGATCGCTAGCGAAGCCCCAGTCCGCGCCAAGCCTAAACAGCGCGTCAGCCGGTGCCTCGAATTCCTCAACGGTCCAGTTCCGGAACACGCGCGATTCTGAGTTCCGCAGATAGCCGCCCATCCAGACGTGGTTATATTTTTCGGGGTCTCGTTTGAGGTCGTAATCGGCCTCTTTCTGGAGCACGTCAGGGAACCACGGGTTATCGACGTAGTTAACCGTCTTAAGCCGCGTGTCAGGCGGCAAATCATCGCGCCCGAACATTTCCTCAATCGGATCGGTCTCGTGCTTCGGGTTCCACGTGAAGATGATCTGTGAGCCGGGCTTACGGATCGTAGGGATCAGCGTCTCTAGCGACGTCTTGGACACTGACTGGGCCTCTTCGACCCAGCATATATCGATGCCTTCCATTGATTTGATCGAGTCGATGTTAGACCGCAGACCAGCGAACAGGAACAGCGATCCGTTAGCGCCTCTGACTTCGGTCTCAAGCGATGTGTAGAACCCGGCGAGGCCGTTGCGCTCCGCGTCATCGTCGAGCAGGCGTTTAGACGAATCACGGATAGATTTCTGGATTTCACGGACGCAAAGAATTCTCAGCGGTTTCGCCGCAGCCCGCAGATTCAGCGCCGTGGCAACCGATCTGGATTTCCCCGATCCGCGCCCGCCCTTGACAGCGATATAACGCGCCGATTCGTCAAACAGGCATTCGGACCATTTCGGGAGTTGGATTGTCAAGCCTGGTTCCCGTTGTCCACAAATTCGATCTTCAGGCTATGATTAACCGGCCCGCCGTTCGCGCCCGTAACCTCTTGGTGCTTGCTCTCGCGCCAGTCAGCCGGGAACCTCGCGCCCATCGAACGCGACCAGATCGAAGCGTCGATCGACTTATTCAGCATCCCATCGTGCCCGATTGATTCCCAATAGTTTTGGGAATGTGCGCGGGATTTCTCCATTGCATCAAAAAAGTCTGGATTATCGTTGCACCAATTGAACAGCGTTTGCTTGGTGGAATCCAGTTCCGAAGCGATCTGAACCAACGATTTCCCCAGCTTGCCCAGCTCAATCACCCGCTCGCAATACTCTGGGCGGTAAGACGTTGGACGTCCGAAAACATATCCTGCGGGTTTGTCTGACATATCGTGAGGCTCCATCTCTGGGAACCCCACGATACACGATCAGGCCATTGCCGTCAAAACGATTAACACCGCGACGATTGCCGCCAAACCGCCGACGACAGCGGCGAGTTCACATACTGCGAAAAATACCCGTTTCATATCATAGACTCCTGTTTCGGTTTCGGCTGCGGCTTATCGTCAAACAGCCTTGGTTGCTTGTAAGCCTGTTCGATACGTCGGCAGGCAATGTCAAAGTAGGTTTGTTCTAATTCGATACCGATAAATTTTCGGTTAAGATTGACGCAGGCAACGCCTGTGGTGCCGGAGCCCATGAAGGGGTCTAGGACCCGCCCCGAAACCTTAGAGACAGACCACGCCATAACCGCGACGGGTTTTTGGGTGGGGTGTTCTCGGCCTTGCTCAGACCTTGGACAATCAATAACGCGAACCACTTTATCTTGATTGGTCCAAGCCAATTCAGCCTCGGCCAAAGAGAAATTGCGCTCTGGTTTGTTCCAAACAAGCCAGCATCGAGATGGCGGAAGATTAAAATAATTCCCACCCCAAATTATTTGATGATCGCTCATTTTCCTTAAGGCATCAAAAAAGTTTTTATCTGGCGCTACGTCGTCCCAATCATTGCGAATTATAGCTTCAGATCTAGCCTTTCCCCAGCCTTTCCCAAACCCACCCTTCCACAAATGAGCAATCCCATAAGGCGGATCAGTAACCACCGCGTCCACCTTGCCCAACGTCGGCAGGATGTCGCGGCAGTCGCCTCGGTACAGCGTGCAGTCGCCTATCGTTTCGATCTGCGTCACGCTCTGACCTCCTTATAAATCTGCCCCGAAACGACCCGGTGCATGGTGCAAGACGATACGCCATAAATCCTTGACAGGTCCTTAATGCTACCGCCGGAACCTCTCTTGCCCCGACGGTAGTTAGCCCGAATTTCCCGCACCTGATCAGGCGTGAGTTTGTGAAACGATTTCTCAACGATCATAGTAGGCGTCCCACATCAGCTCGGTGACGTGCGATTCGCCGCCTGCTGCTCTCATGAAATTCTCTAGGAATTTATCCTTGGCTGCGTCGTCGAGACCGTCGAGCAGATCGACGTTGTTCATGATCACCGAGTTCACCCAGTGGTTCGTGAGTTCGTCACCGTCCTCTGACGGATCGACCTCAAACTGGATCTCGACGTCGCCGTAAAGTTCGAGCGTGATGTTGTCGTTCATGCCGCTGTTCCCTTGCGGACAAATTTCCATAGGCCGGGGTCCAAAGGATAGTCGGCGGAAATATGCCCAGTGAGATACCGCAGCAAACAGGCGTTGCCGTCGATGGCCGCGATGGTCCATTCGACACTGTTGATATGTCGCACGACGTCGCCGACCTCCTGAACCGGCTCTGGCGGGGTGGTGAATTCTAGGATGGTGTTGTGCGCGTGCCAATCAACAACGCCATTCACCAATTTAAGTTTGACGCAATAGTCTGCGCCTAGATCAATTTCCGTGATCTCACACCGCAACGTAACCCACTTCCCGACGTCAGCTTGTGTTAGGTCTTTAGCTTTCATGATGCCCTCCCAGGCGTCTAAGTTTCGGTCTGGATACGTTAGATCAGCGTTGCTTTTCCGTCAACAGTTTTTTTCGGTGCTCATTCACCGCCGTGACGATTAGTTCGGCCTCCTTCTCGGTGCCGACCACGCAGACCGTCCAGCCCCGGCTATCCTTGATGACGTGATCGCCCCATCTGTGGTGTTTTTCGTGGGTCCAACAGTTTTTGTTAATCATTTCAACCACCTAACGCTTTGAAAACCGACCGTAAGTCCAACCGTTAACGAATTCGCCTTTAAAAACAAAGACCTAACGTTACTGTTACTACTTACGGTAAAACAGTATTATTATAGAGAGAAATTGGAACCGCCTAGGATTTTTTTGCCACGTATTTTCTACCTATATACTATGGTTCAAGCGTTAGACCGTTAGAACCGTAAGTTATTCAACGTTTTCAACGGGTTGTCACTTACGGTTTGGATTTTAACTTACGCTTAAACCGTAAGTTCCCGCCGTAATTTCGGTAAGATTGATAACTACTTACGTTTTTACCAGAATTCGGAATTTGACAAAATTACCGTTTTGGGGGTAAATGCTCTTACGCGATATTGCGCAACATTGGGAAACTTACAATGCTTACAATCAGATCAGGCGTCCCCCTTCCGGCCCCGCGTAACCCTTGGCGAGCCGATTTAGAGAAGCTGGAGGTCCATCAGTGCATTGATTTTGACGGCACCGCGAAGGAAATTGCCCACTTCAGAATTGCGGCTTTTCGCGTTGGCGCTCGTCTCGGTCGAAAATTTACCGTCCGCGCCGACCCATTTTCAGGCGTCACTTGCTGGCGCATAGCCTAATAATTTAATGGGGCCGGTGTTAAATTACCGGCCCCTTATTTTTTAAATCTCAACAAAAACCGCCCTAGATTCCGATCCCGTGTAACCAAAATATATAACGCCAGCCGCTTTTGAATTCGGCAACCGCCTAAAAATCTTCGCCCAATTCACTGACCAAGGCGTCCCCCGCAACAGCCGCTTGATCCCGTCAGCCGTGTTTGAAACGTAAATTCCGTCCGGTTCAACCTTGATTCCAAGCCTCGAAAGCGCCTGTTTCGAGAATTCGTGCGCGTCATATTCCTGCCCTCGGCAGACCTCGACCAGCTCGCCAATGGCCTTTTTTGTGCCGCCCTTTTCCATCGGAACATCCACGATCTGCTGCATCAGGAAATCCAGCAACGACCGCTCATCGGACTGCGACTGGACCTCTTCGCGCTGCTCGGACATATCAAAATCTCGCAGCCATCCTTGGGCCTGTTCGAATGAAACCAGACCGTCGTTTGTAAGGCTCCACGCGCCCGCTAGAAGCGCCCCGATCTGATCGCCCGCCCGTTGCTCCCCTAGAACCGCCGTCGCCGCTGTGGCGAACGTGGCGCTGTTTGCCCGCACGTTTACCGCCTGATCAATCGCCCTGGCATAGAACCGAGTGATGTATTGTTCGGTGAGAACGCGAGATTCGGTCGCGAGAATATCCGCGAAGGCGTGTTTCTGACGGCTCGCCTTAAGTTCGATCACGGTCACACGGGATCGGTCGGACTGCTGGACCAAGGTGGCATTGATCGACGAAAAGGCGAAACACGACCGGATCTGGAACGACTGCGACTGGCCCGAAACAGACCCCTTGGCGATCCTGCCGCCCGATTCCGAAGACGACTGGCGCACCAGCGCAAGGATACGCTGTAGCCGATCTGTGGCCCGCGTGTCCTCGCCCTCGGCCTCGTCGAACAGGACCGGCAGCGCGTCGTGTTTCAGCGACTGGCGAACCCCCGCCTCGGTGGTCTCACCGACCACGAATAGGCAGTTATCGCCTAGGACCGGGCGTATCACCTTCGACATAACGTGCGTCTTACCGGACCCTTTAGAACCCACGACCCAGATGTGGGGACGCCAGCCTAGGACGCCGCCGATATGGGCGCAGACGGTCCACCCGGCGATCAGGAGCGCGTCAAGATCGTTCTCCCACGGCAGCATCTGGATGAGTTCGAGATACTGTCTGGCCTCGTTCGCGGTTAGCGGATTGTCGATCTCCGCCCGCATGGGCAGGCCCTGCTCATAAATAAACCGCGAGCGAACCGCGACGGGTTTGGTTGGTTTCCCGCCGATCCAGATTGTGTCGCCTAAATGGAGCACGGTTCTGCCATCATCCCACCAAGCGCCCCGACCCCTGAGCATATCGGGCGAAAAGATCCCCTTGCGCTCGCAGCGGCGCATCATGGAATTCATCGCCATGTCGTAATTCGCGCCCGTCTTGGTCGGAAATTCCCGCTCCCAGTAATTCAGGTCTGCGATGGAACAGAGGTTCGCCTTGGAGTGTTGACTAGGGGTAAGGGCGACGACCTGTTGCGAGCCGTGGGCTAGGTAGTAATAGACGCCACTGTTGAAACCCATATGTTTGAACGGCGCGTCGTCCTCCGGTTCGTCATCCGTCGTGATGGTTTGGACCGGCGCTGGAGCTGGCGTCTCAGCCTTGATAATCAGCCGCGCCAGATCAGCCCGTGTCCCGCCGTTGTTAATCCAATCGGTCACGTCACCCTTAAGCGGCAGATCCGGCAGGCGAACGACACGAATGCGGCTGGCGCGGCCCGTGAGCGCCTCTGCGACGATTCTGGCGTGGTTCTCGCCCGGTTCATCATTGTCCGGCAGGATGATCACGTCGCGGCCCGCGAGCGACTCTGTGTAGTTCGGTTGCCACTTGCCAGCGCCGCCCGGATTACAGGTGGCGACGATGCCGATTTTCGCCAGCGCGATTACGTCTTTCTCACCCTCGACAACGCAGACGATTTTATCCGTCGCGAACACGGCGGGAAGGTTAAACAAGATCCGCTCAGACGCAGGCACCGACCAAGACCACCCGCCGTCACCGTCCGGACGACGTTGGCGGAAGTCCTTGGGCTCATAGCGCACGACCTGAAGTTTGATTTCGCCGGTCTCAGGGTCGACATAATCATAGGTGGCGACGATCTGTTTTTTGCCTGCGGGTTTCGGTAGCGCCCGCTCTGGTTCCGGCCAAAGGTTGCGGCGCTTAAGGGCGTCGATCACCGCGCCCTGATCGCAACCGGCATGGCAGCGGACTAGGATCTTGCCGTTGTCCCCGTCGCTGATTGATAACGACGGGGATTTATCATCGTGTGCTGGGCAGCACGCGGAAAAGCCTGTTTGTGTGCGCGTGTGCCTCCCCAGGCCGACCGCGATTTGCTCTGCGTTCATTTTTCATTGTCCCTTAGTTTTTGTAATTGGCTCAGGCGCGGACGTGTGGGTTTAGACCGTCCCGTCTCCCAGTTCATCAGCGTTTGCAGCGTAACACCGATTTGCGCGGCGAATGCTGTTTTTGTTCGCTCGCCGCGCAGGGATTTTAATTCATCAGGTGTCATCAGAATTCACCCCTACGTTTTTAAGCCAACGGTTCACCGCGTCGTGATAGGCGATTGTTGCAGCCTCCATAGCCTCGACGGCTTCACGGTGCGCCTCTTGAGCGATGGCGAGCGCGTCCTTGGTGATTTCCCAAGCCTGTTTTAGTTCTTCTCTGTTCACGCGGTTCTATGCCAGGGTTTCGGTAGCGCCCGCTCTGGTTCCGGCCAAAGGTTGCGGCGCTTAAGGGCGTCGATCACCGCGCCCTGATCGCAACCGGCATGGCAGCGGACTAGGATCTTGCC